TATGTAACCATACCTCTGTGTACACAATGGTTAACATCATCTGATTGTGAGGTAGAATCGGCTAGTATGTCTATGATGGGGGCGAAATAGGATCGACTAACAAATGAATATGAGAGTAGAACTGTCGCATGACCTCGTAATCGGTCAAAACAAATAAGTGCAAACGATAATTTTGCGCCTGTAGATTTCGCAATAGCTGCTTAATCGTACTGAGTTTTAGTGGTGTACTTGGAAACAGAAACACCACTACCATAGGGTCACTACTTAATAGGTGCGTGTGGAGTCATGGTTAACTCCATTTCAACAATAACAAATGACACAAAGGAGCTTTGTGATGAATCTAGAAGAAGTCGTGAAAATGACACCAAAGAAATTTGCACTACAGATTGAAGAAATAGTCAAATGTGGTGGTGTAACTTATATGGATGCTATTCTAGATTATTGCGAAAAGAATAATATGGAGCCAGATACAGTTGCTCCATTGATTTCTAAACCTCTAAAAGAGAAGTTAGAGGCAGATGCAAGGGAATTAAACTTTTTACCAAGAGTTGCAACATTACCTATTTAATTATGGAATCGTGGGAAACCTATCAGATGTATCTAGGTCTTAAATTACACTTTACAAGTGACTATGATTACAAACGATATGGTGGTAAAACATCTGCCTCTAAATCATCTTTTTTGAAAAGGAAAGACAGGAATTTCTTTTCAAGAGTTGCAAGAAAATACGAGGGTAAAGAATTAGATTTTTTTCTATCTAACTTTATCAAACAGCCGAAAGGTTACATTGGAGATTTTAAGGAAGAAAATTATATAGAGTGGTCTAAAAATCAACAATCGTTGACATATAACTTTGTAAAAGATATGTCACATTTAGTTTCTCAAGAAAGTTTTGATAACATATTTAAGTGTGAGTCTGGTAAGCATCCGACTCTTGTCAAATCTTATCTTGCAAAAAGAATTAGTTTAGAAACTATGGTGATACTGCAAAGTTTAGTCAACTACATGAAACAGTTTGACAGAGATTTAAAACAAGACTTAATATGGCCAGACATAAGAAGAATGGTTACAAAGTATAGTTCGTTTTTATCTTTTGACAAACAAAAATGCAAAATGAAACTTCTACAATTACTAAAGGAGATATGATCGTGGAAAAAGAAATGCACTCTAATAATAAAAGTAAACTTGTTAGAGAAAGAGATTTTTATCGTGCAAAAATGAATGAGTTAAAAGGTAGGATAAAAACTCTGGAATATGATAATGCAGAATTAATTAAACGTGATCAAGTTTTATCTAAAAGAATGGAAGAAATAACTTCTTTGAGATCTTTTAAACAAAAAAGAAGGGTTAATTGAGGATTTATAATGGATAAATTAACTGTGAAGAGGCGAAATAAAGTATGGTGACCGAAGAACAAGGAATAAATAACTTGACACCAAACGTAAAACTAGTGTCGTACTCGACACCCACAGAAGATTTTTCAAAAGAAGGATTGAAAGATGTACAAGATCTCATTTCGTATTGCGCCCGTGTTTCCAATCCGTCAAACCAATTTAACAAAACGACAGCGAAGAAACTTATCTTATATCTCATTAAACACAAACACTGGTCGCCATTGGAGATGGCTAGCGCTTGCATAGAGATAGAAACAACAAGAGATATCGCACACCAAATTGTAAGACATAGAAGTTTCTCATTTCAAGAGTTTAGTCAACGATATGCAAATCCAGATGATATGGGTAATGCATTTACTGTGCGTGAGTGTAGATTACAAGACAGTACTAATAGACAGAACTCTATTGAAATAGAAAATGATCCATCATTACAATTGGATCAATCAAGACAAGATCTTATAAACGAATGGCAACGCAGACAACATGGTATTATTAACCAATCTAAAGAAGTTTATGATTGGGCTATAAAAAATGGTATTGCAAAAGAACAAGCTCGTGTAGTATTACCAGAGGGTTTAACTAAAAGTAGAATACTTATGAATGGAACATTAAGATCATGGGTACACTACATAGAGTTAAGAACTGCAAATGGTACACAGAAAGAACATATGCAAGTTGCAGAAGGTTGTGCAATAGAAATTTCAAAGATATTTCCAATGATGGAGAATTTAAATGGAAAGAGATGAATATGTCAGACTTAGATTAAGTCTTAAAAAGATTAAAGAAGAAGTTTCATTTATAGAAAAAACTATAAACGATATAAAAATTAGTAAGATAACAGAAGGATTGACTTATGCAGAATGGGCTGCAAGTCATGGTAATGAACCATCTGTAGAAGATACACTAGAAAGGATTGGTACTAATAAAGAAAAATCAATTCAAGAAACTCTTGTAGAAGAGGAAGAAGAACATTTTCAGAAGTTTGACAAGTTGACTTATGAACAAGCAAATAAACTTGGAATTAAGTTTACTGGTACATACGAAAATACCCCATCATTACACGAAAAAGATGACTAAAACATATTGACATTTAATTGTGTAAGTGATATAAATACAGTTATATATTATGAATCAAGTGACATATTTAAACATAAGAAAAACATATATTAACATAGGAGAATAATATGTCTATTTCAGCACTTAGAAACCAGAGTAGTCTGGATAAATTACTAGCACAAGTCCAAAAGGACGAAACCCCAACCACAGATAAAAAATCTTATGTAGATGAAAGGCTTTGGAAACCACAAGTTGATAAAGCTGGAAATGGTTATGCAGTTATAAGATTTTTACCAGCGTCTAAGGATGAGGAAATGCCTTGGGTTCGTGTTTGGAATCATGCGTTTCAAGGGCCTACTGGTCAATGGTATATAGAGAACTCTCTTACTACTGTTAATCAGAAAGATCCAGTTTCAGAGTATAACACACAGTTATGGAACTCTGGTGTTGAGAGTGATAAAGAAATCGCTCGTAAACAAAAACGTAAATTACAATACTACTCAAACATTTATGTAGTAAGTGATAGTATAAATCCTACTAATCAAGGTAAAGTATTTCTTTTCAGATATGGAAAGAAAATATTTGACAAACTTAGTGAAGCGATGCAGCCTGCATTTGAAGATGAAACTCCTATCAATCCATTTGATTTGTGGGAAGGTGCAAATTTCAAATTGAAAATTCGTAAGGTTGATGGTTATTGGAACTATGATAAATCAGAATTTGATAAACCATCTAAACTAAACGATAGTGATGATGAGATGGAAAAGATCTGGAATACACAGTATTCATTAAAAGATTTTTCTGCACCATCTAATTTCAAATCTTATGATGAGTTGAAGACTCGTCTTGATGCTGTCCTTACAGGTTCTGTAACTACTGGTAAGTCTGCTGCTCAAATGGTGAAGGAAGATAGTACAGATTTTAAACCAACATTTAAATCTGAACCAACTCCAGAAATTGCATCTGTAGATCAAGATGATGATGCAATGAACTACTTTGAGAAACTTGCTAACGAATAATTCGTTATCAAAACATTTTATATAATGTGACAAAAAGTCAGAGATACCCTCTCTGACTTTTTTTTATTCCTAAATAGTACTGAGATCTAGTAGGAGAGAGAATGGTAGATCCAGTTACAGCGATTGCAGCCGCAACGACAGCTTTCAATGCGATTAAAAAAGGTTTTCAGTTTGGACGAGATGTAGAATCTATGTCTGGAGATCTTGGTCGCTGGATGGGCGCTGTTAGTGATATTGATAAAGCTGACCAATATGCTAAAAAACCACCATTGTTTAAAAAGTTATTTAATGCTGGATCAGTAGAAGAGGAGGCATTGAACGCTTTCATGGCTAAGAAAAAAGCTCAAGATATGAGAGATGAGTTGAAAAATATAATTGTTTTTTCAAGAGGCCCCAATGCATGGAATGAACTATTAAAAACTGAAGCGGATATAAGAGTGAAAAGACAACAAGCGATTTATGCACAACAAGAATTAAGAAGAAAAGTCGTTGAGATAATTGCAGTTGTAGTTGTATTAGGAGTCGCTATTGGTGCAATAGGTTTAGTGATCTATGCAGCTGGTGTAAGAAGAGGTCTTTGGTAAACTAGTAAGGTGCATATCCATTAGGAATACTAGAATCTTTAACAGGATAAGGCAAAATACCAGTTCCACCAGAACCACCTCTACCACCACCAGTACCACTAACAACATTATTATTATTTACAATTGTAGATCCACTTGTACTTGTACGTTTTGAATCTGCAATTTCTTCTTGTAATTTTTTTAATTCAGTAGTTAAATTTTTAATTGCACTTTTATCTTCTTGTATACCTCTACCTTCAAATCCTGCTGGATTAGTTATAGAAGCACCCATACCATATGCATTTTCACCAGATTCAGATAATGCAATTCTATCTTTTGCTTCTTGTATTTGTCTTGCAAGATCTTCTGCTTCTTTAACTTTATCTTCATCGCCAATACCTATAAAGTCTAAAACTGCATCAGCGCCAGGAATTTTTCTTACTAAACCTGTAAAATCAAAATTAAGTAAATCTTTAAAAAATCCAAATATACCATTGAATGAATCTGTTACTAATTGTCCAATTGATTTTTGATTTAAATTTTGTATGGTTTCTGATGTTTCATCAAACCCAAGTCTAGTTGCAAGAAGTGCTCCAGCTCCTAATAGAGAGTCTTTTACTATATTTGCTGGTAAGGTAACAGCGTTTATTGCAGATGCAATAGTTTCTTCTTTACTATCAAACTTAAACTTATCTGTAAAGAAATTACCTACTGACTTAAAAGTTCCAGATAAACCAGCAACATAAGCATCTTTTACACCAGCTATTTTACCTATAAACTCATCACTTATACCAAATGATTCTTTTGCCTTATTACCAATTGATTTTAAATTGGACACAATATTTTCTTTATCAAATATCTTTCCAATTCTTTCTTTAAATTCATCTGATGGGGTGAATGTTTCTTTTATTTTTGTACCCAAATTTTTCATATTAGTTTTAATATTTTCTAAATTGAATATCTCACCCATTCTATTTTTGAACTCTTCAGATGGTGTAAATGCACTTTTAATTTTACCACCAAGACTTGATAGCCCATCTGATATTTGATCTTGACCAACAAATCCAAAAGTTAATCCACTTAATGTACCAGCTATACCTTCTCGTAATATTGAAGTTTTAGTTGCACCTTCTTTTTTCGCTTCTTCCATACCAGCAGTTACACCATCAATTACTCCAAATATTCCTGTAACTGCAAGACCAAGGCCAGGAACTAATTTTGCAAGTCCTTTTCCAACACCAAAAACACCTCTACTAGCCTTAGGTGCAAATTTTTTTGATTTTGTATCTCTTAATCTACCATCTGCATCTTTTTTAGTACCAGTGATTACATCTGTTAAACTAGTAAGACCTTTACTCATAGCTACATAAGCTAAACCTAATGCTCTTGCAACTTTTACTGTTTTTAATAACGCATATCCACCAACAATTCCAACTAGTGCTGTTGCAGCTAAAAAGTTATCTTCAAAAAGTTTTCCAAGAGTTTCCCAACTTGGGTTAGTGATAAGATTTTTAAGATTAGTCCAAAATGGAGATTTTACAAATTCTTTTAATTTAATAAGTAATTTTTCTGATACTTGTTTTATTTGTTCCCAATCTTCACTATCCATAAACTTTAAAAGTGCAATTATAGCCGCACCAAATAAAAACTTTTTTGCAATACTAAAAAGACCACCAGCTGCTTTCTTTGCAGAATCTAATGCACTTTTTTCAAGTATACCAACCATATTACCAACTTTTGAACCTACACCCAAAATACCTTTTTGAAGTGATTTAAATATACGATTTTGCTCTCTCTTATCTTCTGTTTCTTTTGAATCAGTTTTACTTTTTTCTTGTAGTTCAACACCCTGTGCTTGGGCCATTTTATCTTGGGTCTTAGATATGTTTTCTAATACCTTCTTTAGTCCTTCTTGACCTTTATTGTTTGCTTGTTGTTCTGACACTAGGGTTTTAAAATCTTTAGCACCACCAAAACTTACTTCTACCATCTCTCTGTCCTATTTTTTTGCAAAGGTTTCTTTTGCATAGAAAGCTGCAACTATGGCTGCAACTGATACAAAATATGTTGGGGCCATATCACCTAATATACCACTTGCCTTATCTAACCCAATCCATTCTGCAAGAACTACTGAAAAAGGATATAATAACATACCAAACAATGCAAACCATGCCATGTTACGTTGTGCATCAGCCTTCTTATCTTCATTCTCTAATCTCATCATTTCTTTACTCATTGCAATTTCCTCATCACTTACTATTCCATCTCCGTCCACATCAAAATCTGCATATTGTGAACCTTTTTCTAACTTCTTTTGTGCAGCCATTTTACTTTCCTCTCTATAATCCAAATGGTGTTTTATTGTTATAAA